GTTCGTTTCATCCTCATCGCTTCGCATATTTGCTGAACAGTTTGTTCACCATCTTTTTCAAGTACGCGAAGGATGAGGATCTTGGTTGGACTAAGGTTAGAAGGGCGCGGGTTCGGCATTCACTTCTTTTTTGACCGGCCTGAATCTTTTAAGTTCACTAATGCGAACGACGTTGAACCGGGGAAAAGGAAACCCGTCAATACTAGGAAACCTAACTACTGCATGATCTCCCTTCACCGTTTCAATAACCCCGCGCTTACCGTAATACGTAACCTCTGTATCTACCTTAGGGTTTTTCATTTTGCCCCGATCCATGCAAGGAACTGCTCGCGCAGGGTGAGCTTCTTGGGCTGAAGATCCTTCAAGACGGCGAAGTCCGCTTCACGTTGGGCCTGTACTTCTGCGTAGTCCGCTTCACGTTGGGCCTGTAGTACCTGCGCTACATGGTCGTGCAGTTCAATCAACCGTGCTACTGCCTCATTCTCTTTGTCCATATGCACGTTGTACTTCTTACCCAGATAAGCACGGGCGGTGCGAGGCAGGTCCGCTTTCTTATAGGTGCGGGGACGCTTGGACACGGCGGGTTTGGTTGCGGGTTTAGTAGTCTTTTTCATTTGCGAAATCCTTCCTTGTTTTTAAGTTCTATTTCATGTTTGCTGACTCGCGTCAGATCGATACTGCTAACAACTCTTTGAAACTCTTTGCAGGTTTTGCATGTGCCGCATTTGTTTTCACACGGCTTGTATAGCTTGGTAGCTAGTGAAGTAGTTTGTTGAATGGTGTCCTCACTACGTTTTCGTGGATGGTTTGCAGGCCATGTAACATCAGCACAAAAGCCTGCGTGCTTGTGGTGTTTAACAACAGTAAATCTATTCGTTCAGTCTCCTCATTAACAACCAGCATTACGCCGTTCATAGAAGCCGGGTCATCTATATAGCTTTGCAGCATTGCTTTTAACTTACGCTCATCTGCTTTACTCATCAGCTATCTTCTTAAGAATGAAAGCAAGGTCATCGAAGTTAGCTTCGTTAACGACAAGCGCTAACCCACGCGCCGCTCTGATTTCTTCCAAGTTCTTTTGCTGTAGCGCCGGGGGTTTGTTGCCGCCAGCTTTGCACTCGATACCAATGAACCGACCTTTAAGGCAGCACACGATATCGGGTACACCGCTGCGCCCATACCCACCCGTCACCGGGTAGAAGTAGTAAGCGCCTGCGGCTTTCAGCATCTCCACAACCTTCTTCTTAACCTTGGCCTCCGGCGTACTCATTGCCCATCACCAGTGACCCAGTTGTTGAGGTATGCGCGCCCGGTGTCGGACAGTGACAGCAGCCTGATGCGCGCGTCCTTGGTTGTGTGCTCGCTGACGTAGCCCTTGGTGCGCAACTCTTGCAGATACTTATGCGCTGTGCCCGGAGACGCGACGTTAGCCTGCACACACTGCGCGATGAAGCTAAGCGTAGAGCGCTCAACCCCGTCAGTCAGTAGCGACAGCATGCTGTCCATCACGTCGTTGGTGCCGTGCTCTTCTTGGAACTTCTTAAGCTCCAGCGGTGTACTAAACCCCATTTGTATTACTCCTTAAAAGGAAAACTTATCAAGCAAAGCATCAACCTTGGATTTGACTTCTTGCCGTGCTCCCTCGGCTTTGCGAAGGTCATCCATATCGACAGTGTGCAGCAGGCCGAGTAGCTCGTGCCGCATAGCGTCAAGCTTTGCGTCGCCAACCAAATTCAAGTCTTTGATTCTATCGCAAATCTCGATACCCCCGTCAAGCAGAGAATCGTAAAGTTTGCCCTTACGTTCTTTACCATCAGGACCGACCTCTACTGTGAGTTGCTTAGCCATACGCTGAAGGTGACCCTTGATGCCATCGAACAGCGACTCGATGGCTTGGTTGACGCGCTTGTCTGAACGCTCGGACAGCTTGCGCTGAAGTTCTGCTTGCGCTGCGTTGCCAACATCGATGATGAAGTGACCCGCAGCAGGCACCGGGCTGTACTCAAGCGACCACGAAAACTTACTGGCAATAACTGCTGGAGACGGGAAGTCCTCGCGCTTGAACATTTCAGCAAGTACTAATGCCTGCCCGGTAATGAGTGACGGGTACAGCGTAACGAAATCAGCCACCATGGTGACGAACTGCTCCTCGCGTTTCTGCATGGCAGAGTCGAACGCCATGAACCCGGAGCTTGGCAGCAGGCGCTGATTGTTGTCGGACCAAGGCAAGGTCTTGTTATAAACAAACGTACGAGAATCAGAGACGAACTTGTGGATGTTCTCCAACTCGACGCGACCAGCCATCAGGTTCTTGTTGACGCGCGCGGAGTCCTTGGACAGCGCGCTCTTGGCATTGACAAGTTCTTCGGACACGCCACGGTCCAGCTTGCGTGCGGTCCACTCCGAGACGTTGAACTCGACGATGGTGGCGCAGGTGTCGATGTTGAAGCGGGGGGTGATGTTGGTCATGGTTATTCTCCTTTGGCTACTGAGTAATGAAGCTCGCATGCAGCGAGCAGGGTTTCGGTCAACTCGTTTACTTCTTCTTCCGTATTTGCAAATCCCCAAGCCAAGAGCATGTTTATCGCATTGATTTGTCGTGCGATAGCGTAGATGGACACGCACTTAATGTGCTCGGCTTTTTCAAGCGGCTTCACGGACACTTCGTATTTCCCCGTGTTACACCACGCGTCGCTCAATGAATCGGTCAGGTGTATGCCTCTAATCACGTGTGTCTCCTAGAGTGTGGCGCTGTTGATACGCACAACCTTGCCGACCGGCGCGCGAAACGAAGTGTTATCGATGACGCCCCACAACTGAGGGATGTCCAGCGCACGCGCCTGACCCTCGGTGCCATCGAGGTAGCCATCAGTCAGCCAGATCGCAGCGACAGGCTTGTACTTCTTGGCGCGGATATAGTTAACGACAGCACCGGGCGACGTGCCGCCACCACCCATGGGCTTGAACAGCTTGGCGATGTCGGCGTACTGCGCAGGCTTGAACACTTGCTCGCCTGCCACGCGTGTGTCCCACCAGATGATGCGCACCGACTCAGGGTTCGCAGCCTGCGCGATGCGAGCGATCTCACCAAACACTACGGGGTACACCGGACCCATAGAGCCTGATGTGTCGCAGTTAATGACAAGCTCACCGGCACGCTCATCGAAGTGTGACGGCAGCACAAACCCAAGCTGTTGGAACTTCTTGTTGGGTGGGCTGAACGTAGAGTACTCGTCGCCCTCGCACACGGTATCGATGAACTGACGCAGCGGACCACGCCAATCAGTCTGTCTGTTCTGGACAAGCACATCGAGCGGGCCACCGCTACCCTTGCGACCGGCCAGCTTGTCGGCGATGAACTTGCCTTGGCGCACGGCTGCGTCCACCGTCTCGTTGTGCTTGGCTACGTCAACCTCATCAGGCAGCGGCAGATGAGAGTCCATCGACATACCCGGCTCACCGACACCGGGCTGCGGCTCACCGCTACCCTCACCCTTGCCACCCTTGCCCGGCTGCGGTTTATTGGGTGGTGGCGGCGGGGGTGGGTTCTTGATGAGGTCTTGCAGCACCTCCAGCCAACCCCAGCCAGCGTACTTAGCGTCGGCGCAGACAGTGATGTCAGCAGGGCGCTCGATGAACTTGCCCTCCGGATCAAGACCCTCGATGATGAGGTTGATGACGTGATCCTGCGCGATGTTGGACAGCATGCTGTACTTCTTGACGACATCTTGGTAGTCGGAACAATGCTTGAGCAGCTTGTGCATGCACTCGTGAGCGCGGACGTAGCGCCACTGCTTGCGGTTTTGCTTGCCCATGAATGTCGGCGCGTAGAACTCGTCGCGCCCGTTAGTGGCAGCGGTTCGCCACTTGTCATCGAACGACACGCTACCCATGACCACGAAGCCGGTCAGGGCGCTGAAGTTCTTGTGGTTGGACAGGTCGATACCGGCAGCGCTGCAACGCTGCTCGATGGTCATGCGATCCCAGTTAGTAGTCAGGCTCATGCTTACTCTCCTTTGAAGTAGATGCGACCGTCGCGCATCATTGATGAGAACTCGCTGACAGTAATGAACAGCGACATCAGCGAGGAAGTCTCAGTAACACGTCGGCAGAACAGCACCTGCATCTCGTCACGGCAGCGCTTCATGTAGCGGGTAACGGCATCCGCTTCGGCGCGGTCAGTCACGCGTGACAGGTACTTGAACATCTGAACCATCTGCACCATGGGGTTAGCGGGCAGGCGTGCCTTGAGCGGATCAGCGACAACATTCTCAAACGGCTCGGCCTCGCTGCCGAACTGGAAGAACGCCACCATCTCCTTGGCACACGCTTCGCCGACCACACCTGCAAGACCCGCGCGGACAACGTGCATGGGTGTAGCGCGACGGCGATAGCCGCGCATCTTGAGCGACGCAAACTCAAGGGTACGAGGCGAGGCGATCTTGCCCTGCTCGATGTTGGGGTTGAGGATCATCTGATTCTCCTTGGTCTGATCCCGACCGGCATACTTGCCGCCGTACTCCTTTGAGTAGTCGAGGAACGAGTCGCACACCTGCGGCGTCTCCTTGATGAAGGCGATAACCTCGGCCTCCCAGCCCTGCTCGGTAGCGTGTGTCACCAACTCATCTGCTGTGGGCTTGCGCAGATTAAGCTCACCCTCGCGCGTCTTGAGGAACATATGCGAGGTATCGCCGTAGCCCTCCATCCCAAGGTTAGACGCCATCATCACGATGGACCCGTCGGGCAGGTACAAGCTACCAAGCCTGCGCTCATAGATGATTGGCGCTGCTGCCTGCTTGGCGTATCGGGAACCCTTGTTGTACTCATCGATAAAGATAAGCACCGGACGGCTACCCTCGATGCCCCGGTGGTTGTGCTTGCTAATGCCGAAGCGCTTATTCGGTAACTCATCTGAGACACCGTTCTCAAGGTCAATGATCGGCATCCAGATCGAACCGTCGCTGACCTGAGTCATGTCGATGATGGACAGCGTGTGCGTGGGCAGCGCGCGAGCGATCTGCTTGGCGATGGCCGACTTGCCGATACCCGTCTCGCCCATGATGTGCGTGGTGAGCACGTCACCATCTGCAAGAATTGACTCGGCGATGTCGTTGTGGTTCAGAAAGTCTGCGTAGCTGATGTTCATGTGTGTTACTCCTTGTTTTAGATTCAATAACTGCAACTAGATAGTAGCTGCAATAAGTGTGAGGGTCAAGCCCCGACCCTCGTGGGGTACTGCGATACTACAAACGAGTTTGCTACACGTGTAGCAAACGATGGGTAATTACCTCGGCTGGAGCCAATGAGCGCGTGCCGAGGGGAAGTCTCGCTCCAGCATGAACTTGGGCAGCGTCTCGTAGTTTGAGCCGTTCTTGATCCCAATCAGGGACATCACGTAGCCGAAGGCTGCGCTGATAACTTCGTCTTGCGTGGGCGCTACCGCTTGGGTGTAGGAGTCCCTCACGCGTGTGCCATAGATGTACTGGTACGTACACATATACAAGGCGCGCAGCGCATCGATTGTCTGCGGCGTGAAGTCTTCGCTCGTGTCCAAGAACTCACGCTTGGCGTCCTGTATAGCGCGTGTGTTGTCGTAGTGCATGTATTGCAGCGCGGATGTGAACGGCCCGTAGTCACGCCTCACCTGATATGTGTGCTTGTTATCGACTGCATCCTGCAAGTCAGGGGCCATCGACTCGATGCTCATCCACAGCATGTCGCACAGCACGTCCATCTTGTTGCGCAGCGAGGCACGCCACTCCTTGTCCTTCTTCGATGACACACGCTTGTACACGTGCATGTGATCGCTGCGCTCCACGATCAGCCTGTTGTCCTCGTTGAACGTCAGCTTGGCTAGCCAATTACCATCGATCCACTCCGACGACTTAGCCGCAAAGTTATATGGCACAGCGACGCGCTCGTTGTTGGTTGTGTCGAACCCTTGGGCGTAGTGCCAGCCGTGCTGCTTCATGAAGTCTCGTGTCATAACAGTAGCCCAGCCACCATAGGTCAGGTACACGGTGCGGTTGTTGTCCTCGTCCGGGCGCATGTAGCGGATGACCGACGTGCTGTGCAGCACAAGGTCGAAGTACTCGGGGGTCTTGGTATCCGGGTTGATCGGGCCGCGCGTAAGGCAGTAGTGCTTCATGCGGGAGATCGGGTTCTCGCTGACCTGCTTGTCGATGTAGATCGGGCGCTGGTTCTCCTCCCACGTAGCTGAGCGCGGCTTGGGGTAGCGCGTAAAAAACATGAGCGCGTCGCTGTAGTTGCGGATGGGCTTGCACTTCCATGCGTTGTTACCGAATGACATGGTGATTCTCCTTATTGAGTTTAGAAGTTAGATCGTTGAGGGCACATCAATGGCGTCGTTCTTCAGGAACTCCTCCATATCCAGCGTGAGGCGCAGCGCGTCGAGTTGCTTCTGTGCCTTGATCCGAGCGAACGTGATGCGGATGTCGGTCGCGTAGCTGGGGGTGTACTGAAACCGTGGGTCAGTGAGTGGTACAGCGGGTTTAAGCTGGGTCATTTTGTTTCTCCTCGATAGTTACAGGGCTGGTTGTTTCGATCCACACACGAGCGCCGCAGGACAAGGGTTTGTCCGGTGAGTAGACGACACGCGAGGGGCCGTCGATGTGTACGCTGTGCGCGTATGTGTTTGTCTTGTAGTTCTTAACAGTAAGGACAGGCTCGTCGCCGCCTGTCTCGGCGTTACGTCTGATGACGTGCTGGTTGACGTGAATGATTGTCTTCATCTTCTCTCTCCTTCAGTGCGCCGCTAAGCTCGCGCAAGTAGTTAATCAGGTTGGCGATACGGGTTACCTCGGCGCGGTCTTTGACAGACGTTAGCAGTAGCTGATGAGCGAGGGCGGCGATGTGGTCGTCGATCAGCATTTCAGTTCCTCAAAGTTAAATTTACGAACCCACTGAAAAGATACGTCGTTAGCACGTACCCATTTATAGTCCATGCGCCGGTGCTGGGGGCGCTCAAAGTCTCGGCACACGAACAGCCAGCCCCTCTCGGGGCTGAACTGCACTGACTCAGCCTGCTTGATGATCTGTACTAACTTGTTGTCTTGGGTCTTGGCGATCAGCATGGCGCTCCTTCTGTGTGTCCGTTCATTTCAGTTTCCTTTACGGGTGAGTAAGTACAGTGCCGTCTCAATCGAGACGGCCTGATTGCGCAGGTATCCCGCTGCGGTACGGGTTCCGAATGTGCGCTTTAGGTTAAGCGCAGTTTTAAATATGAGACTCAGGGGTTGACGGGGCACGAACAGAGCGTGTTCGGTGTCGAAGATGTAGTCGTTGATACCCTCGTCGATCTCTTTGTTGGTTACCTTGTCTTTCAAGTATGCGTTGAAGAGCGCACGCTGGCTCTTGGTTATTTCGGCGAATGTGTTTCTGTAATTCATACACCCTTGTGAGGCTGGTTTATCAGTCATTTGTCTCTCCTTGTCAGGGGGGTCAGGCGGTAGTGATAGGTGCTAGGGACAGCAGCGAACACGCGAGGCTCGGCGTTATCCATGCCCACGTACGCCTTGCGGTACTGCTCAGCAGCCAGCAAGATCATCTCCGGCGTGGCATCAGGGTGGCGCATCAAGGCAAGCGTGGTGCCCTCAAGGTCTTTGAGAGTCTTGATCAAACCGTTCCACTTCTCGATCACCAGCCGTGCCTTGTGCAGCCGTTGCTCTGGGCCTGACTTTGTGTCAGTCATTTGTCTCTCCTTGTCACCACTGTGTTTCAACGTGCTTGACTGCTGCAAAGAACTTCCGGGCATCGTAGCCATCCAACAGGCCCACGCGTTTGGCTGCTTCGGCTAGCGGGCATGGATCATCGGCTCTGCTGATCTCGATCATTAGTCGGCCAGACCACAGCATTGCATCAACGTTGGTGCTACCGTCGTCGGTGATGGCATGCATCGGGCCAGTTTCCAGCAGCTTGCGCTTGAGGAACGCGCGGACCTCGCGCTCCTTGTTGTCCTGTTGGACGGCAAGCACTTCACGCACCCACTCGTTTGACAAAGCCTTGGCTTGCTCGCGCGTAAGGTTGAACTCCGATTCGGCTGCTATGGCGCGGGTGCGTATGGAGGTTTCGCTGGAAAGGATCACCACGTTGAGGCGCTCAAACATTGCAAACACCATCTTTTTCTGCATCTGGTTCATGTTTACTTCTCCTTCTTGGTTTGTTTAGTTGGTACTGCTTCGCTCCACCATGAGGGTAGAGCGCTGCCCGTATAGCCTCGCAGCCATGAGTCGGTTGTGTTCTCGATGGCTTGGTTAAATACACTCCTTAGTTCTAGTTTCTGTTCTGGTTTCATTATAGCGTGCCAGACTGCGGGCGGTGTCTTGCCCTCCCTAGCGCGCTCCCTGATTGCTACACGTGTAGCAAAGATAAGCTCGCCGTACTGCGCGAGCGCTGATGTCACTGGTGATGACTCGGATGGGAGGATTGCTTTGCTCTTGATGTAGTCGAGCGCGTTCCTGACCATCTGCGCTTCCTGATTGAGCGCATCGATACACGCAGCGTTGGCTAGCGCGTGCTTGGCGCGCCATGTAGCCCGCAGGCTACTGATTCTCTTCTCCTTGTGGATGTGCGCACGCACAGCTACGCGATGCTCGATGACGGGCGCAGGTAGCCCTGCGTTGGTGAGTTGCTTGAACAGCCCGACCGGGCCGAGGATCTTCTTGGTAACAGGTTTGCTACACGTGTAGCAAAGCTTGGTGTTGATCCACTCCTTATTCCAGCGCTTCTTCTGCGCTGGGGTTGCCTTCTTGCGGAATGATTCCGCAGGCTTGAGCGCGTTGCATTTGGGGCATTTCATTACCTCTCCTTGTTAGTAATGATTCTAATCAGTGAAATATAGTCCACTTGTTTTGAAAATAGTCCACCGAATCTGTACAAGTGGACGCATAGTGGGTCGGTGAAGATGCGCATGGATAGTAGAGTGTAGGGGAGTTTGGCATTTCTGTATCCTTTTTTGAGGTATGTGACAGCGCCAGACTTAAGGGGGACTTTTGACCGTTCATTGGTGTCCACTTATAGACCCCCTTACTACTACTAATAAAATTATATATATATAGATACATAGTTGCCCAATCTGGGTAACGCCCAGTATCCATGCGGGTTTGCGCTGACCCACTATGCGTCCACTAGTACAGAAATGGTGGACGCATTTTTTTTGACCCCTATTTTTGATGATCTCCATAATACGTTTGTGAGATGACCTTAATTATGGCCTTCTCGCGTTTCATGCGGGCGATGTGCGCAGCACGGCGACGGGCTGCTGCGTCCTTGGTGTCGGCGTGAGCCGAGCGCGGCTTGCGGATGGTCTTGCTCATTTGGTTTGTCCTTTGGTTGCGCTCAACAGGGCGCGTTGCATTGGCGTGAGAGTCTTGGGATCTGCGCGCAGCAGGCGAGCACGCGCAGCCTTGGGGGTGTCCTCGTACTTGGAAATGGGACGCCTGCTTAGCAGGGCAGGGACTTGGGTTGCTTTCATTGTGCTGCCTCCTCGTATTGTTTGAACTCTTGCGCCAGCGATGCTGCTGAGGCATCCCAGTACCACTGATTTTCTTCTATGTCGTCCGAGGGTTCGTAAACAGCGACCTCGCGCCAACCTCCGGGGACGCGTCGATGGACTGCGCCGATCCAGCCGTGCGACGTTGCAATGGCCGCTTCTTCCACTGCTGCGCGCAGCGAGCTATGCCGCGTTTTGGCGCGCTGGTTCATCTTGCCCGTGACTGTGAAAGCTTTCGGGATGTCTTCAAGGTGCAGTCCTGTGACTACTACGAATGTGCGGTGCATGGTGCTTCTCCATTGGTGCAGGCTATCGCCCGCAGAAGTTAATAGGCGCAGACTCTCATCCGCGCCTCGGTTGAGTTTGCTACACGTGTAGCAAACAAGTTTGTGAGACCTCAGATCGCCTTCAGGAAGCGACGGCGCTCGGCTGCGCTGAGCTTGCCGTAGGCCGTGACCAGACGCGTCACAGCGTCCTGCTGAGCGCTCTTGTTGCTACCCCCCTGCGCGCTCTTCGGCGTGGCGTCGTACGGGCGAACCTCGCGGTCCCAGCACTGCTGCGCCGCGCCGTGCCTGATGCCGTCCGCGTCCTTGAACCTCCATCCGGTGTCGGTGAGAATGGCCGTGCTGTCCGTGTAGCGCTTCTCCCACTCCCGCGCCAACTTGTTAATCAGTTCAGCGGGCACGTGTCCCTTTTTATTCACGTGCTCCGCCATGTCGGCGTGGAAGTTGGTGCCGCCTTTGAGAAACGAGCGGGCGGATGCGAGGACGGTGGTGTACTGGGTCATGGTGAATCTCCTAGTGTGTTTGCTACACGTGTAGCAAACGTGGTGATGAGGGAATGCCCCTCGGTGTTGACTGGAACCCTTCCAATCGACACAACTATTATACGAATTGGTACTTTTGGGGGTAATTTTCTCCCCATGAACGACCCACCCATCCCCGACCCCCTAAATAGCTTGGCGGCTTGACGACGCCGCAATAACACTATTTGTCTCCGACACCACGAAATTAATTACAATTTTAAAAACCAAAAATTTTTATAAAAAATTCCAATACGTATTGTCTAATTTTAGACATTTATAGATAAAAAAAGCCGCGCTAAATAAGCGCGGCAAATGTCGAAAGGATTCGACAACGGAGGAGAACACAAAAGACAGATTTAAGTGTATATTGCAAACTCCGAGGCGTCAATGCCTGCGCTGATATACCTATGCTCGATCATTTACTTAATGAAAACCCAACGCATACCCCGGATGTTTATAACGATCCGGTAGAAGGATTTACGCCCATTGAGAAGGCACCCCCTGCGCAAGTACTAGCCGCGCAAGTTGAAACGGGTAACTTTTTGCAATCCCTTGGCGTACAAGACGACGACTCTATAAACGCGCAGGCACAAGTAGCCGCCGCCCAAGAAGCGTTTCGCGGAGTCACAGTTATTCAGGATGATAAAAAGTCCAGAGATAAACTGTTGCGCGTCCAGACCCCCGCTGCTGTGCGCCACCTTGTTGGCATGTTGACTGCCTATGACTGGGAGTTTGTCGAGCAGGCTAAGGAGCTACGCGGCTACGCCGTCTCCAAAATCGTAGAAGAAACCGGCCACCCTGACGCTAGGATTCGGCTGCGCGCGCTTGAGCTTTTGGGCAAGGTTACCGAAGTCGGGCTGTTTACTGAGCGCATTGAGATCAAGAAAACCGATATCACCGACGATGAAATCGACGCCAAGCTCATGGAGAAGCTAACCTCCCTGCGGTTGATCGAGGATGTGACCGAGAAAAAGGCAGACGCCGAAGACATCGAGGTCAAAGAGTGAACGCTCCGGTAAGCCCCGCCACGCTTGCGACAATGAGCAGGCAGGAGAAACTAGCGCTTCTTGAACTGCTTGAAAAGAAAGAGCACAAGGACGCCATCCAGCTTGCGCAAGACAATCCGCTTGAGTTCGCTAAACGGGTATACCCCGGCTTCAAAGTAGGACCGCATCACCGCAAGCTTGCAAAAGTTTTTCAGGACGTAGCCGCTGGTGTAAAGAAGCGCGTCATCATTAATATCGCGCCGCGTATGGGTAAGTCGGAGTTCAGCAGCTATCTGTTTCCGGCATGGTTTCTGGGTAAGTTTCCGGAAAAGAAAGTCATTATGGGAACCCACACGGCGGGTCTATCAGAAGATTTTGGCCGAAGGGTGCGAAACCTTATCAGTGACGACCCCGCCTATGCTGAAATTTTTCCCAACACGAAAGTGGCAGATGACCAGAAAAGCGCGGGCAAATGGTCTACCAGCGCTGGAGGTCAGTATTACGCAGCGGGTGTCGGCGGCGCGTTGGCTGGACGAGGCGCGGACCTGTTTGTTGTAGATGACCCACACTCAGAGCAGGACATAAAAACTAACAGTAACTTGACGTTTGAGCAGGCGTGGTCTTGGTTTCAGACGGGTCCGTTACAGCGCTTGATGCCCAACGGGGCCATTATCGTCATTATGACTAGGTGGTCGCTGCTTGACCTTACTGGGAAGCTGATTAGCTTTGCCGCTAAAAACCCGGACTCCGAGCCATGGGAAGTTATTGAGCTACCGGCAATACTGAACGATAAGTCGCTGTGGCCTGAGCAATGGCCCATCGAAGCGCTATTGCAGAAAAAAGCGGGCATGGATCCGCGATACTGGAACGCCCAGTATATGCAGCAGCCTACGTCTGACGCGGCGGCGATTATCAAGCGCGAGTATTGGAACGTATGGGAGGCCGAAAAGCCGCCCAAGTGCGAGTGGATAATCCAGACGTGGGATACCGCATACGAAGCCAAAACAACGGCTGACTATTCGGCGTGTACTACGTGGGGTGTGTGGCACAACGACGAAGACAATAGCAACGCGCATATAATTCTGCTTGATGCGTTTAAAGAACGGATGGAGTTTCCGGAACTAAAGAAAGTAGCGTATAAGCACTGGAAAGAATGGGAGCCGGATGCGCTGCTTATTGAAAAGAAAGCCGCTGGCGCGCCGCTTATTCAGGAGCTAAGGGCTATGGGTATACCAGTAGCGGAATATACTCCGTCGCGTGGTAACGATAAAATAAGCCGCGTTAACGCTGTGTCGGATATGTTTTTCTCCGGGCGTGTATGGGCACCGGATACTCGCTGGGCGCGGGATGTTATTGAGGAAGTAGCAGCGTTTCCGGTTGGTGAAAATGATGACTACGTGGACACAATGTCAATGGCGCTGCTTAGGTTTCGCCAAGGCGGGTTAATTCATCTGGATACGGATGAGAAAGACGAGCCGCCTTCTTGGCGTGCGCGGCGCGCGGCGTATTACTAAAAATTATTGGGATTGAATAATGATTGATAAAACCGATTACGCCGCGCCTGCTGGCATCCCTAGCCTCGCGCAAGGTGAAGAACCCATCGAGATTGAGATCGTTGATCCCGAAGAAGTAAAAATTGGGGTCGATGGCGTCGAGATTGATATCGAGCCGGGTAAAAAAGATTCAAAAGAAGACTTTAACGCCAATCTTGCCGAAGAAATGGAAGACGGTGAGTTGTCTACGCTGGCTAGTGACCTGCTGAGCAGCATCGATAACGACCTTAATTCCCGCAAAGACTGGGAAGAAACATACAAAGAAGGTATCAAACTGCTTGGTTTGCAGTATGAAGAGCGGACTGAGCCTTGGGAGGGTGCCTGCGGTGTATTCCACCCCATGATTACTGAAGCAGTGGTTCGTTTCCAAAGCGAAACAATCATGGAGACGTTCCCGGCTGCTGGACCGGTAAAGACCAACATCATTGGCGCGCCCACTAAAGAGAAAGAAGCAGCGTCAAAGCGCGTTATTACGGACCTTAACTATCAGTTGATGGACGTGATGGTTGAGTTTAGACCAGAGCATGAGCGGATGCTGTGGAACTTGCCCAGCGCGGGCAGTGCGTTCAAAAAAGTTTATTACGACACAGCCATGGAACGGCAAACAAGCCGTTTTGTACCCGCTGAAGATGTGATTTTGCCGTACGGCGTGTCCGATACGAGCACTGCTGAGCGCCTAACGCACAGGATGCGTAAGTCCGAGAACGAGATTAAGCGGCTTATGCACGCTGAGTTTTACTTGGATATTGATCTTGGTGAGCCTAGCAAGTCTGTTAATGATTTGCAGAAGGCCAAAGACGAAGAAACAGGCTTTAGCGCGATCAATGACGACCGCTATGAGCTATACGAAGTGCATGCGCTGCTGGAGTTGCCGGGGTTTGAGAAAGACGGCGACGGCTTGGCTTGCCCGTACGTAGTTACGATCCTGAAAGACACCAGCAAAATTTTGTCGATTCGCAGAAATTGGTACGAAGACGATAAAACGCGAGCAAAACGCGACCATTTCGTACACTACCAATACATTCCCGGCTACGGCTCGTATGGATTTGGGCTGTTTCACCTTATTGGCGGGTTTGCAAAAAGTGCTACGTCGATTATGCGGCAGTTGGTTGACGCGGGGACACTTGCTAACTTGCCGGGTGGCTTGAAAACGCGAGGGCTGCGCGTAAAAGGCGACGAAACGCCGATTGCTCCGGGTGAGTTCCGCGATGCTGACGTGCCTAGCGGCACGTTGCGGGATAACATCCTGCCGCTGCCATATAAAGAGCCAAGTTCTACTCTGTATAACCTGCTCAACACAATTGTTGAGGAAGGACGCAGATTTGCTGCCACCGCTGACCTAAAAATTGCGGATATGTCGGCCAATACGCCGGTCGGCACGACGTTGGCAATCCTTGAGCGCATGCTGAAGGTGATGAGCGCGGTACAAGCGCGGGTTCACTACGCGTTCAAGCAGGAGTTGCGCCTGCTGGCGGGGATTATCCGTGACTATGCTCCGTCTTCTTACGACTTTGAGGTTGAAGACCACCAGCAAAAAGCGCGTAAAAGCGACTTTAGCCACGTCGATATTATTCCGGTGAGTGACCCCAACGCGGCCACAATGAGCCAGCGGGTTGTTCAGTACCAAGCGGTCATGCAGATGGCGCAGCAAGCGCCGCAGATTTATGACTTGCCACAGCTACATCGGCAGATGCTTGAAGTACTTGGCATTAAAGAAGCCGAAAAGCTTGTACCGGTTGAAGATGACCAAAAGCCGCGCGATCCGGTGTCTGAGAACAGCAATATCATTAAGATGAAGCCTGTAAAGGCGTTCTTGTATCAGGATCACCAAGCACATATCAGTGCGCACATGGCGTTTATGCAAGACCCTGCAATTGCCGCGCTGATTGGGCAAAACCCGCAAGCACAAGCTGTTCAAGCAGCGTTAATGGCGCACGTGTCTGAGCACGTTGGGTTTGCTTATCGTCAGCGAATTGAGAAAGCTCTTGGTATTGCACTGCCTGCTCCGGATGCAGAACTGCCGGAAGAACTTGAGCTTGAGATGAGCCGCATGGTTGCAGATGTTGCGCCCCGTCTTGTTCAGGAGAGTCAGGCAAACGCCGCGCAACAGCAAGCTCAGCAGCAGGCTCAAGATCCGATCATCCAGATGCAGCAGCAAGAGTTGCAGATCAAGCAAGCTGACGTACAGAGAAAGCAGCAGAAAGACGCCGCAGATATACAGATTGCGCAGCAGGAATTGAAACTAAAACAAGCAGAACTTGTTGGTAAGCACCAGCTTGACGCAGAAAAACTTGCGCATCAGTCGGCAGAATCAAACAAAAAAGGGCAGCTAGATTTGTTTAAAGAAGCCGTACGCGCGAATAACAAGGGAGGCCAGAATGGACCGAATGCTTGATATTTTGCTTACAAAAGTACGGGATGACATTAGCGCGAGGCGCGATGCGTTAACTGGTGGTCAATGCAATACCTTTGACCAGTACAAAGAACTCACGGGGATTATTCGGGGTCTGGTCCTTGCCGAGCAACACATTTTTGACCTCGCTCGAAATATGGAAGAAAACGATGAGTGAAGAAAAAACCACAGTTACTCAACTGCCTGAACCTAAAGGGTGGAAGATCCTGTGTGCAGTTCCTGAAGTCGAGGAAAAGTATGAGTCGGGGATTCTGAAAGCTGATTCTTCTGTGCGTATCGAAGAACACAGCACGGTGGTTCTTTTTGTTATCAAGCTGGGCGATATGGCCTACAAAGATGCTGAAAAGTTTCCTACCGGCGCATGGTGTAAGGAAGGCGATTTTGTGCTGACCCGCGCTTATGCAGGTACCCGGATCAA